CTATTTGCTGTATTAGGTAACGTAAATCTTCTTTACTAAACTTTCCCTCAATACTTTCTTTGTATGTAGAGAGTTTTAAGTTATAGTATTCTGTTTGTTCTTCTAATCGTTTTATTCTAACATCTATATTCATATTATATCTTTTTATATTTAATTCCTAATCCTTGTAAATGGTCATAAACATTACCGACTACTTCTGGCAATCCTATGTCATTAATCTTAAAGCTAAACGTCTCAAATGAGTAACCTCTACTTCTTTTGCATTTAACCGTTACTTGCTCTGTATGAACAGTATTTAATTCTAATTCTATCTGGCTCTCACATTTTTTCTCTAATAAAGAACCAAGATGACCTGTTGGCTTAGAACTTCCAAAGTTACTATGTATAACTGTAATTATGTGACAGTCAAACTTAGCACTCCATTCCATAATCTTTTGTACTACTTTATTACTTTCCTCTAAGTTGTTTACATCACTAACTAAATCAGCAATACCATCTATAATTACTAAACCTACTTTACCTTTTTCAATCTTATGTCTTAAGTAGTATTCTATAAAATCTAATCTAGTTTTATATCCTACTGTTCTTAAACCAAATGTATGGTAGCAACCAACATCTTTACCATCATTCATATCTAAGACTCTCTTAAATACTCTTTGTGAATGCCACTTACCTTGTTCAGTATCAAAATGTATTAAACATCTATCTTCTTTATGACCTTGTATATCTCCTCCAAATCTATTTTTACCTGATAAGTAAACAGATGCCAGTAGGCTAATAAAGAACGTTTTCTTTGTCTTAGGTGGAGCTTGTACAAAACTAAAGTTCCCATAAGTTCCTATTGGTATAGGGTACTTTTTAAGACCTGATTTTGTATTTATAGTATGTTCCCCTAAAGACAATGCTACAGGTGGATAAGAAATAATCTCTGTAGTATCTACAAAGCATTCCTTTTCAATCTGTTGCATGAACATATTATTTATTGTTTCTTGTTCTGTCATTGTTTGTTTTTGTTTATAATAAAAAAGGGAGGGCTTTTACACCCTCCCCAAATATTAAAATGGTAAGTCGTCACTCGCTGATACAACTTCTTTTTGAGCCTTTTTAGGCTCATCATCCCTCACTACAGCAGTACATTTTCCGTCTGTCCATACTACCTTACCATTTCCTATGTAGTTTCTGGTCTTCTTAGCGTCTCTCTCTTCTTTCGTTTGAGAGTCATAAGCTGACACATTACTTCCATAGTCGTTAGTTTCATCATTAACACTTACTGTTAAATTATAGTAAGTTCCTTTTTTACCTTTTACGAATTTCTCCTTAGGTAAGTTTTCTAAGTTTAAACTTAAATTGATAATTGCACTCATAATATATATATATTTATTTAATTAATAATTCTTTAGTTTCTTTAGCTAATTTATATTTAGCTTCTATTTGTTCTACACTTCCTCCTCCTTTAATAAAGTCTTTAGCTTTGTTAAACTCTGGAGTGTTAACATTTAGCCATTTCTTGTCTTTACCATGTGTGTTAGTAGCATCTGCATCTTTAGTATCGTCAATAAGTAGTAAACCATTTAAAGCATACTTTCTTGCATAAGAACTTGACGAACCAAATGATTGTGCTATGTCCATACCTTTTCTGTTAGGGTCAATACCTGCTTGTGCAGTTACTTCTATCTTTCCCTCTCCATCAAAGAATACTGCTCTAGCTTCCACATAAGGAATACCTGCTACTTCTTTAATAGTGTCTGTTACCATAATAGATACGTCTTCAGCTACAAGGTGTGGCTTTACTGCTTCTAAAATGTCTTCACAACTTCTGTAGTTATACTTACCGAAGTTATTTCTTTGATTCTTTGGTGCTTTCAACTTTGATTGAATAGCAATTAATTTTTGTGTTATCATATTGTTTTTTATTTATTAATTGTTGCAATATAGTAATTTATATTTAATTATACAAACTATATAAAGATTTTCTTGTTTGTTTCATATCTCATCTGAGATAAAGCTAATTCTAACTCTCTGTTTTCTATATGCATAGAGTTTGCATAAAAGTATATTTCATTTAATGCTTTTATATACTTGTCAGATTCTTTAGGCTTGTTTTTACTAAACTCTAATAGTAGCTCTCCTAACATATTAAAGTTATTATAGAAATTAATCTCTTGCATTGTCCTTAAGTATTTCTTGTTGAACAATTCTTTTATAATCTTCTGGACAATCTTTGTCACATAACTCAAATATAAAAGTTGTTAATCTTGTTATTTCTTGTTCTAATTCTTTGTTCTTATTCATTAGCACACTATTACTTTGTGTTAACCAATCTACTAAACTATTTATTGTGTTCATAATTATCTGTTTTCTCTTTCTTTGTTAAATACTAATTCGTTTTTTCTGTGTGTTTTAAATCCTGTTATTGGATTGTACTTGTAATCCCAATATCTAAAGGGAATAAATCTTCTACTTTGTTTTATCATACTTTGTGTTTTATTATTTATTATGATGCAATATATATATAAATATTGAATAAACAAAAAAAAGAGGTAGAATAAAATCCTACCTCTCTAAAAACAAAAAAACAAAACAAGGGTCTACCAAAGATATAGACCTCTTTCTTTCAAGTCATCAGTATCATAATAAACTACATCATTCGACACAGCTATTCTAGATACTCCTTCTAATATTAATAATCTTATTAAATCCATTCTTTTCTTAGGATTTAGTACTCTAAGCTTTATAGCTTTTCCTATTCTATGTGAGTTGTTAGTTGCTAAAGATAGTTTGTTAGCATAACTAGGCGAAGTATAACCTAATAATATATCAAAGTTTCTTCTAGTCTTTTTGACTATCTTATCTAATATATATACTGGTTGTCTTTCCATAAACTTATATCCACTACCTATTTCATCAGGAGAATCAAATAAACTCCATTGTAAATAATCTAAACCTTCTATGTCTAAATTGTTATCCACATTCAAATATAAGAATATATAACGTTACTTTAAAATAAAGATATTAATAATTGTTAATAAAATAGATTGACTTTCTAATTTATTTTATATAACTTCGTCAATATAATGAAGTATATAAGTTTTTTATGTTTGTGATTGAATCTAAAAATGAAATCACAAATCACAATATTTTATAAGTTACTATAAATACAGGATAAGTGTGTTCTATTACTTAATAGACTTAAATTTTTCTACACCTCGAGAACCGAAGTATGCTACATAAACAGTTATTAAAAGAGATTTAAGTAAATCTACCCAAGCAGTATCTACCTCAAAGGTAATGTTAAAGCTATCTAATAATATTAAACATACCATAGAAACAGTTAGGAATATAAGTGTCATAGGTCTAGTATTCTTACTTAACCAACTATCACTTGTCATATCGCTATTCCAACGCTTAGATATCTCTTGCATCTCTACCATATCCATTTCAAGCAGTTTTAAGGCTGTTTCTTTGTCTTTTAAGGGTAATACCTTATCTTTGTCTATAAGTCCTTTAACAATTCCTAAAATACCTTTAGAGGGCAATACATCGCCAATAGTGTTTACAATGCCAGAATTGTTGTTTAGTAAAAACTGTCCTACCTTAGTATCTTTAAATTTCTTCTTCGCCATAACCCCATTTGAAATGTAAACAAATAAATATAAAGTAAATGTTTAGTTCTTCGTTATCTTCTTCATCTAATGCTGGATAATATTCCCAACCTAATAACAAACCTCTTTCTACAACAAAACTAAATCCTATAAACATACTATAATTTTTTTTGGTAATCCCATCTAGCTCTTTCTCCTCTAATATCATAATGTACAAAAGAATCGTACAAACCTAAACCACCTTGTAACATATCTCCGTTCTCTATAAGTCTTTCTATTGTCTTATATACTTCTAATGGAGAGAATCCTTTAACAGAAATATCGGCAGCTTTACCCATTATATGTTGTGAAGTTTTAACACCACCGACTTTTTCATTATATTCTTCTGACCTATATGCAGAATTAATGTGTATTGGCTTTTTTAACTCATCTCTTAATACTTGTAATTGATTAGCAACTTTAACAACATTATGATAAACATTTATAGGCATTTCACAAACACCACAATCACAGTTACAATCAAATTCTTCTTTAGTAAAGTTTTTAGTCATCTTTCCTTTTATTCATTAGATACCATTTTTGTAATGTATATCCAATAGTGATAATTAATAATGCTATTTTTAGGATTATATCAATATCTGTTAGTGATATTCCTAAACTACCCATATTTATAAATAATGTTTTATAGTCCTGTACCATTACATTTTATTACCTTGATATGTTACGCCAAAGAATCCGTGAACTCCTTCATCTTCTAAATCTATTGCTTTAGACTTCCATCCATAAGGGTGGTCTACTGAAGTTACTGCTGGTGTTACTACCATACCTTCTTCATCTAAAATAGCTTCTACATCTACTGTAGTTATTTCTGGTTCGTTCCATAGTACATCAACAGAATATTTGTCTGATAATACTGGAGCTTTAGTTTCATTACCTTCTTCATCATATTCGCCTTGTTCTAGTACTATGTGTCCTAGCTTAACAATAGTGTGTTTATGTGAAGGGCGTGAATTACCATCTTCATCAGTTGAATGAGGTAAAGCTGCTATTTTTAATTCTGCTGCTTCTTGTGAATCAAATTCGTATTTACTAATTTTCATTTTATATTTATTTATATTGTTGTTAATGCTATTAATTCGCTATCGCTTAATGCTGTGTTGTATATTCTTACATCTGGTATTTTACCCAACAAAGGGTACAACGTATTAGTTGAATCTTTAAGATTAAAAGTGTCTAATGTTCCAGAAGGAAAAACACAAGAAACTGCATCGCTATAAACACTTACGCCATTAATAAAAAGATTAGTTCCTAAAGCACTCCATTTAAAAGCAAATTTATTATTATTAGTAGGTGTTATTGCAACTCCAGTATTAACAAGCCCAACATTTCCAATTGCTAAATAAATCTTAAATTGATTTGTTGGAATGTAATATAATTGAACTCTATTAATATCTGTTCCATCGCTCAATGTAAATAGTTGCAATTCATCTGAAAAACTATCCATTTCAAAAAACAAAGTTCCTCCATTAGTACTAACAAGAGTATTAGGTATAGTTTGAGTACAACTATCAGCCACCCTCGTTACAGCACTACCAGATGTAGGAATATACGATGTAGCGTAACTGCCAGCTTCTAATTGTGCAAAAGCAACATAACAATCTCCTTGTTGTTGATATAAACCAGCTCTAAAATAAGCAGATGAATTATAAGTAGCAATCATTGATATACGATACCAACCATTAGATATTGATTCTACTTTATATCCAATATAATAAACACTTCCACTTTCTTGCAATACACTTCCATCTCTTAAATCTATATGAACAAATCCGTTATCTGGAATACCAAAATCTAATCTAAATATATAACCAGTACCTTTTTTAGCATACATACTATAAGTGTACGTAGTGCCACTAGACATAATGCTACCTCCTTGATATACTTGGTATGATTGAGCATTACTTGAACTTGTTAATTTAACTGCTCTATTGCCTTTAAATGGGTCTTCATAACCAAATTCAGCAGAAGCATTGCTTGCTTTATTCCAATCTTGTATGTTTTCAGATTTTGTTACTAAATTAGTCCTACTAGGCTCTAACAATAAAGCACCTTTAGTATTTCCTTGAAAGTCTATTCTTGGTATTCCACTACCTACTGTTTCTATTAAACCAGATTGATTAACTACTGTTCCACTTGATGCTCTTGTAAAGTCAAATGGTAGAGGTTTAAAGTTAGCGTTCTCGTCATTATACGCAAGAGCTGTTCCGTTACCAGTTGCCCATTGTCCATTACCAAATTTTAATGTATTAGCCATTGTATATTATGTTTAAATTTAATTCGTTTACCATTGATTCCCAGCTTCTGTAGCTTGTCAAATACTCAAGTTCTAAATCCGTCAAAATTGCATCGTAGTAGCCAACTTCTTTTGTCTTACCATAGAATTTTTCTAAACCAGTACCAGTACTATCAAAAGACAATTTATTTAATCCTACTGGCATTGTAATTGTTGTTAAATCCTCTAAAACCTTAATTCCATTCAACCAAAAACTAACATTATTTAAAGAATATCTAATCGCTACCTTATTTGGAATAGTAACATCTGTTACATTTTGAATCAAATTAGCTTGAACACTACCTCCACTTGCTAAATTAACTCTTAATTGATTACTTACGTTGTTAATGTATATTAAAACCCAATTTGAAATATTACCATCACTAACAGATATACCTCTATAAGTACCATCATTAGCATTCGCAGATATATCAGCAAACAATACTCCCTCACTATCATTAAACACTTCACTATTACCAGAGTTATTACAAGTCTCTGCTGCTCTTGTTACTGTTGAGCCAGATGTTGGTATGTAAGATGTAGGGTAGGATAGTTGTTCTAATTGTGCGCCATATACATATATTGTGGCAGCATCATTGCATAATATTCTTGGAAAATTACCACCTCCAGTATGAGAATATCTCACCCATTGGTCAGTTATTGTAAATTCAGTTAAGTCTGCGCTTCCAGCACCTATGCTTACATTTTGCGTTCCACTTTCTGTTTTTAAATATACAGATTGCGTAGTTGTTCCACCTACTCCAGCACTTAACTCTATTCTTCCATCTGCAGTTCCATCAAAAACTAATTTAGCAGCATTTTGTGTTCCATCTGGAGATGTTGTAAAATTATCAGTTACAACAATATTATTTAATGCAGTCCATTGAGAAAAATCTTCTGAATAAGTAATCAAGTTAGTAGAAACTGGCTCTAACAAAAGAACACCATCAGCACTATCTGTATAGTCTATTCTTGCTATATCTTGCCCCATTGTTTCTATTAGACCATCTTTGTTTACTCTTGTTCCTATACTTGTTCTCTTAAAAAAGAAAGGCAAAGGCTTATAGTTGTTATTGATGTCGTTGTATGCCAGTACAGATTCTTCTTTAGCTGCCCATACTTTATTTCCAAATTTTAGTGTTTGTGCCATTAGTAATTTGTATATAATTGAGATGTAATCATTTCTTGTAATGATGTCCAACTTGTTAGTGTTTCTAATTGTGAGTCTGTTAATACTGAATCAAAGTATTGTAGTTCTCTAGTTTTTCCGTAGAAATCATTTGCACCACCACCATCATCAAAAGCTAATTCTGTTAAAGTGCCATCACTAAAAGTAGAACCACTATTGCTACTGTCTAATTCAAAACCATTAACAAAAAAACTAAAATCATTTGCCTTGTATTTAAGAGCTATTTTAAAGTTGTCTTTAATATTTGTAGGGTTATAGCTAAATTCATATTGATTTGCTCCAGAAATTCTTAATTGAGCTAATAAAGTTGTGCCAACGTATCTTATTAAAATCCTTGTACTACTACTTCCGTTAGATATTGTTATCATCTTGTTAGTTGATTCGCTATCCAAAGCACTTGTCTCTGCCATCAATACACCTTCTGAATCGTTAAACGTAGCTGCATCTCCAGAGCCATCAGCAGTTTCTGCTGCTCTTGTAATTGCTGTTCCATTAGTAGGAATGTAGCTTGTTGGGTAAGAGCCTTGTTCAAATTGCGCTCCGTAAACATATAAACCTTTTACTCCGTCACCAGTTCCATTATCATCAAGCCTTAATATTAACGCACCACTTCCAGTTGCAATTGCAGTAGCAACTAGATAACATCTATACCATCCGTTACCATAATCTTCTATGCCTTGACTTACATTTACACCATCAAAACCTATTACAATTCCACTTGTTAAATCAAATGTTGCTCCAGCAGAACCAAAAACAGCGTTTGAAAAATCTAAATTTATTTTATCAAACTCACCAGCTTTAACAAAAACAGAAAAAACATAGTCTAATCCACTTGTTGAAGAAACACTAGCCATTGGTCTTATATTTGCTGCAGTTGCGCCATTATTAACGATAACTTTACCTCCATTCAAATTTCCATCTGGACTTGTAATAACATTAGGTAAAGTAGTGTTATCACTATTTGTCCATTGGCTTATAGTGTTTGAATAAGTAATCGTGTTAGTCCTAGCTGGTTCTAAAAGGTAATGAGGACAATTAACTACTTTACCATTTAATAAGTCGTAGTTTAGTCTTGATTTGCCTATTTGTTCTTTTACTGATACGTTGTCTATTGAGCCAGTCGTACCAGAAAGCCCTAAAGGTGTTATTTGGTAAGTTGAAGATGAAGCTGTTATATAAAAAACATTTACCCCAAGTGATAAACCATAAGCAATAACTCCATAACTATCGTATAAACGGAAACCAGATGATGAAGAAAGAACATTTACTACAATTTTATATCTTTTTCCAGATACCACAGATATAGTGGTAGAGCCTAAACCCGAACCAGTAGTCTGCGTGCCATCAAGCGCAGCTACACCATTTGCAATACTCCAACCAGTTCCTTTAGTCCAATCGCTATCCGTAGCGAAATCTCCGTTAGTAACTAACTCACTTCCGAACAATTCTGAAGTTTCTATAAATCCAGTTGGTGCTATTCTAGTAGCAGAACTATTACGAGTAAAGTCAAAGTCTCCTACTCCATCTGATGGAAGTACAGAATAAAACTTATCTCCTTGTGCTGCTGGTATTAATGCTAATTTTGGTTTTGCCATTGTCTTAGTTATTTAAATCTTGTAATGCTGTTGTGTGTATCCAATCTGCTAAACATTTAACTGCTTCTACTTCTTGTCTCTCATTCATCTTTATTTGTGAACCAAAGAAATCAGGGTCAGTACCTGCTGTACTTGCAGTATCTATTGCATTTCCCCACCAAGTTGTATTATATATTTCGTTAGCCATTACTTTTTTGTTTTATAATTATATTTTACTTTTGCGTTCAGCGTGTTTGTTTGTGTCCACATCATTTTCTTGTTTCTTTAAATACTGCTTTAGTTTCTCAACATTTACCTTTTTAGGTTTATACATTCTCTCTCTCATATTATAAAACCCATCCATGAAAGTTAACATCTTTGTCTGGGTACATATCATCATTACTATTAGAAGTATATTCTGGATATAATGTACTGTTATAAGACATATAATCTAAAAACCTTCTTGTATAGAAATCAGCAGTTTCCGATACTCTATTTATTAACATAGCCATTTCATCGTAAGTAACCGTATCTGAGTTCTCACTTCTATGCTTAAATACTCCTCCATTACTTATCTGATACATAGCAAAAGGTAAAAAGTTACTTTGTGCGTACCATATAAGCATCGGCTTTACATAAGTATTTAATAATAATTTATAATCAGAATTAGCTGGTTGGTCTACTGTACCTGCTATGATAATGTCTTGTAATTTCTGATATAACTTTCCTCCTAAATAATTTTGTATATGCGTATCTTGAGCTACTTCAATAAACTGAATTACTTTGTCAGAGTCTAGGTTACCATCTAAGATAGACCTTTTCTTTAAATCTAGTACGCTTATAAATAATGCTTTTGACATAATATTAAATATTTGGATATGCTCCTCCGTTAGCCATATCTGCTGGTCTAGTAGATACCTCTGAAGGGTTTATCGGTTCAACAAATCCATCTTTCAATGCTTCACTCGTGTCTACATCAGTTTCAGGAGATACTCTCTTCTTATATACTCTTAATTCCCAGAAATGTTGACAATTCTTTCCTCCCTTAAATTTAAACAGAGAATAGTTATTACCTTTATGTCCTAACTTTCTGTTTACTCCTTGAAAGCTCATAAGACCTATATCCTCCTTACGGAATACTACATTGTCCTCAGTAAACATTTCCATCTTTTTACAGAAGTCTCTACTGTTAGGAGACTTTCTATTTGGCATATAAGCATATCTTACTTTAAAGATACCTTTA